TCCAAACCACTGGTTTTTTGCCTGCCAGCGCAGCGTCTTTTCATCCGGTTGGACCGCTTGGGGAGCGGATACTTGTCTTTGTACAGTGTTTTCCTGTTGTTGTAAAGGGGTTGGCCTAAAGTTTTTGATCGACTCCAATTTTAATTTGGCTTCGGTCAATGCTTCTTGTGCAGCAATTATGGCGTCTGTATCAAACGCTTCTTGCGCTTCCTTGTATTGGCGGCGTACTGCGGCCAGTTCCGCTTCAGCCGCAGCTTTAGCAGTGGCGACGTATTGCACGGTTCCGTCATCAACGTACTGCTTAAGGTTTCTGTTTTCTTCCAGCAATTGCTGAGCAAAGCGTTCAAGCTCCTGCTTCTCCCGCAGCGTGGCTTCTTTGGCACGGCGCTCATCGTGACGCGCATGCGTCAATTCTTTGATGCGGCCCTTTACCTTGTCCGAGTATGACTCAATCTCGTCTTCAGTGGGGTCTTCAACTTCCCGTTCCAGCGGCTTTCGGCCCCTGTCTTGTTCGGGCGTGTCGTCAATGATTTCGACTTCAATGTCTTCATCATTTGGTTTAATAGCCTCTACGCTATTACTTTCGTCGGGGAATTTGTAATCTTCCATGTGTTACCTCGTTAAGCGCGGCTGATGCCACGGGGGTCTTCGACAACAGCCTCAACCTGATCGTCATTGATCAGACGGAATTCGCGGCCAAAGATTTTCAAGCGCGTACCGGAATAGGTACGTACCAAAACAAAGTCGCCCTCTTTACACCAAGCACCGGAAGCAAACTTTGCGGTGTCCTTGTATGCGTCAGGTCCGAGCTTTACTACAAAAAGCACCGTTGTTGCGTGCTCTTCCTGCCGGATAAACGCATCAGGCTTAACGATTTCCGTGCCTTCAAACGTGTCATCCATTTCAGGAATGGCGCAAAGGATCTTCCAACCGGAGGGGGCTGGGACTGTCTTTGCTTTTTGCTCAGGTGTAAGTTCATCGGTCATTGGCTTCGTCCACTTTTTTAGCAAGGTCGATAATGTAACGCTCTGCAATGCCTAGACCTTGAATAACACCACAGAGTTTTCGATACTCCTCAAACGATTGACACACGCCGTTAGCCAAATCATCAGCGTAGTTGTTCATATCGTCGCGGATCTTTTCGCGCAGTACGCGCGCAAATTCATGAATCATTCTTTATTCTCCGGCTTGTTTTGTGCTGCGCGTGCTTGGCGCTCTTGCGCCTCTACTTGTGCCTTATGCTTGGCGATGTCTGCGCCGATGCGCAACCCGTCCGTCTCATGCTGGGCTTCTTGTTTAGATTTGCTCTCTTGGATCTGCGCACCGATCTTCATGCCTGCAAGCTCCATGTCGTTAGCCAGCTTCTCTTTATCCAACTCTAAGCGCGCTTGATCCAATGCCGTTCTACCCATCTGCGCTTGGGCTTGGACTTGCGCCGCCTGCGCCTGTGCTTGGGCCTGCTGCATCTTTAGCTGCATGTCCTGTTGTTTTAGCTGTGCGTCAAGCTGCGCTTTCTGCGACTCAAGCTGTAACCGAGTCTGGGACTCCTGCTGGCGCATCTGCAATTCTTGCTGCTTCATCTGCAACTCTTGCATCTGCATCTGGATCAGTGGATCTTGCTGTTGTTGCTGTGCCTGCTTCTGCGCAGCTTCGCCTTGGTTCTTCTGGAGCACTTGGTTGGCCGCTTGAGCCAACAAATTAGATAGTGCGTATTCCGCTTCGGGTGGGAGGTCACTGTCGTATTTAGGCAACCCCGCGCCCATCTGCTGCTCGATCTGCTCCCGATACGCAAACCCAATGTGCTCGGCAATATGTGCCGCTAGCGCTGCCTGCATCTTCGGTGCGTTCGGACTCTGCCCAATTAACTCCATGACAGTCGGGTCTTTAGCCATCGACATGTGTACCTGAATATGCGACTTGTGGTCTTGGTACATAAACGCCTTGACCGGCTCCATCTTCAGCATGTTCATGTTCTCTGACACCGGATCGCGCGGCTTCATGTCATCTGGCAGCGGCACCAGCTTGTCGGCATGCTTAACACCTAGAATCTCCAACATCTGTCGATGTAGCTGCGGCAGGTCGTAAATGTCCGGTGCCATCTGCGCCATCTGAATAACAGCCTGATACTGCACAACCCGCTGGCTCAACGTAGCCGCGTTAGGGTCACTAACCGGAATAATGTCTAAATGCTCGTAGTCAGACTTTTTCGCTTTGCGCGGTCCCTCTTCTGGGTCATAGTCGTACTCGTCATCAGTCTCGTCCCGAACAATCTGCGCAAGCAGGCGCAGTTCTTGCTTAAAGCTGTAGTGCAGGCGCGCCTGTACCGCCGTCATTACCTTGAGTTGGCGCTCCAAGATAGCAAGCGTAGTCCCAACGGGGGCTTGGCTCGACATGTCACTAACCTGCATATCCGCCGTGGCTGCGAACCGCCGCCCCTCGTCCACAATCGTGGACAGCAACTGATACAGGACGCCTGACGGTTCTTTGTACGGCAGCGGCAGGATGTTGTCGCGCAGCGCCCCTGAACCAATATCTACGTCGCGCCACTCTCCCGGCGCAATCGGAGTGTCATCACCCTTGATGCGCAACCCACGGGATTTCAAACCGCCCGGTAGATTCGAGAGAGTTCCCGCGTCCACAAGCTGACGCATGATGCTGGTAGCCGACTTGGCAAACCCACCAATCAAGTGGAACAAACCAAAGCCGTACGCACCAAAGCCGGGAATGTAGTCGTACTTAACAAAGTGTTGGCGCTTCAGACAAAACTCATCGTCCTCTTTCCAATTGCGCCGCACAGCCAGTACATCATTGGACCCTTTAACAATCGTAATCACATATGGGCGCGCAATCCCCGTTTCTTCCCCTTTAGCGTCCTTATCTTCAAACCCGGCAATATCAAGATCTGCGTGGATTTCGTACAACGTATAACGGTCGTCGTTCAGATCACTAAACCCAGTCTCTTTGTCTTTGGCTCTCTGGATGTCAGTCTGTTCACGGTTCGGGTCGGGCAACTCAATGTCGCGGTAAAACCCAGCCTGTTGCAGACGCACAATCTCTTGCTCAGTCTTGCGCATAACGTGCGTAACCCGGTAGCACGTGTCCAGATCTGTAGCCCCGTACGGCAGAATAATGTCCTCTGCCGGTACAAACATTGATACCGGGCGGTCAAGCGACGGATCAAAATAAACCTTCTTGAAAGCCGAGCCGGTTGCCGGTAAACTCCACAGCATGCGTTCATGCTCAGGCCTAAACTCGCGCATCACTTCCGTAAGCTCGTAGTTCAAGTCGTGTTCAACACGCTTAGCGGCTTCTTTTTTCTCTGGCGTCTCTTTCCCAAGGATCTTGGTGCGCACCGGACCCTGCGCTGGGAACGATTCTGTGATAGCTTCTGACTGGAACCGCACAACGGCTTCTGTAATCATGGGGTGGAACACGCCACAAGCGCCGTTCCACGGCTCCGTGCGCTCTTCATACTGTAGCCCCAAGAGTTTTAAGCCCTCTTTGTAGGACTTCTCCCAGTCTTTACGCGAAGCGCGGTCGTTATCCACGGCTTCAGCTAGCTCCCCCGCCAACATGTCCAAGTCGCCCGCATCAATATCGTCGGCAAGGTTGGCGTGAAAGTCGGACTCTTCCCCGTCTGGCTGAATACTAATTTCTAGTGGGCCAGCTTTGATGTTGACCTCTTCCGGGTCAATGATCTCAATCTCAATGGGTTCTTCCTGCGCAGCCAACGTATCAATGCCTTGCGGTGCGCGATAAAGTGCTTTGTCAATATTTGTTGCCATTGTTTACCTTAGTAATATGCAGCAGTTCTGCGGCGAAAAAGCGATAACTCGTCCTTCTCGTCTGAATCCAACGCAATAAACCCCCCTTGGCGGTACCGTAGAAGGGCTTGGGTGGTCGTGTCTACGTAATCGTCATGCTCCCCCACAGGGAATGCGGCAATCTCTTCTATAACCTCTCTGGCCCAACGCGTATCTGGTGCCCAGACCTTGTTGGAGTGGAACAGATCCGACACAGCGTTCATCCGAACCATCTTGTCATTGCCGCGACTCGGGGAAAACTCCTGAACAGGTATGCCCATAGCCCGTAACTCTTGGATAAGCGGTCCGCCCGCTGCCTTTTTCTCCACAATGAAGGCATCTGGGTCCCACTCTTTCCAATGTTTGTGTGCTGCCGCTTTTAATTCAGGAAAAGCCATTCGATCCTTGAACGCATCAAGCAAAATTACCTGCGGCGAGTTGTTTTCTTCTTCATTATAGAAGACGCCCCACGTAGTACAGGCGGAATAGTCTGAATTGTTCTTTGTCTCGAACGCCGTATCCCACGATTGAATGATGTACTCGCATGTAGGTGGGTCATCACTGGGCCAAATGCGCCAATGTTTGCGCGAAACTACGGCAGAGGTGTCGGCTGTGGGCTGCTGCATGTACTGCGCATTCCAAAACCGGGGGTCCATGTTGGCTTTTTTGCTTTTTAACTGGTCAAGCGGCCACTGCTCCGGCCATAAAGACTTTTCCTGCTCCGTATCTTCATTCAGGATCGCCGGAAGCTCGACAATTTCCCACTGATCAGCGTTGGGATTCTTGGTTTGATAGTCGATTAAGCGCCCAGTCAGGTCAATAAGTGACCATCTAGTCATAATTACGATGATCGCGCCGCCCGGCATCAGTCGCTGTAGCGGTCCCTGCTGAAACCAGTTCCATGCAGTATCAAAAGCAAGCCTAGAATTAGCGCGAACGTCCTGCTATGAGTGCGGATCGTCAATAACAAACAAATCTGCGCCTCGCCCCGCTAGCGCGCCCCCTACGCCTGCGGCGTAGTACTGACCACCCGCAGTAGTCGACCACTTCCCAGCGGCCTTCTGGTCCTCTGCCACGCCCGTCTGGGGGAAAATCTCAGCGTACTCCTCGGAAGAAATCAAATTTCGGATGCGCCGCCCGAAGTCTTCTGATAAACCCGCAGTGTGCGTACCCATGATGATCTTCTTCTCGGGGTACTTGCCTAAAAAGTAGGCGGGGAACAGGTAGGACGAGAACTCGGACTTGCCCATACGCGGCGCGATATTAATAATCACCCGCTTTTTATCCCCGGCAAGAACTGCCTCGAAGATTTTTGCCAGCTTCTTGTGGTGAGCGCCTACCTTGAAGCCCGGATACACCGCAGTTGCAAACCCCAGCATGGAAGTTTTTGCCGCCCCTAAGCGCGCGCGGTGCTCCCGAACCTGTAGATCCTCAAATAGCTCCATCTTGTCCGCAGTGGACATGTGGGGCAGCGCCCGTTGCAGAGCCTGAAGCTCTGCTTTACTAAGCGTCGTGAAATTGTTGGGGTTCATGTACGTCTACAACATCAACAACCTG